CTATTGGAGTAAAAGATATTGACCCTTGTACTTTATCAGCCATTATTGTTCTCCTTGTTGTTGTTGTCTAGGTGGAACCATTAATTGAAAAGCTGTATCATAATCTTGTTGAATTTTCATCATACGTTTTTCCATCCACCCGTAATCTGCTGCAACTTGTTGTAATTCAGATTGATACCTCTGGACTTCTTTATGTACTTGAGACCCATAATTTTGAACTTCTCCAGCAAATTTGCTTATCTTTTGATTATCGTCCTCAATTTCAAATTGAGCATTCCCCATAGCTATTTGAATATTTTTCTGAAAAATAGCATTTTCTTTATTAAACTGTGCAACAGATTCTTGTAATCTAGCTTGATGATCTGATATTTTCATATCTATCTCTTTAATTCTTGCTTCCAACATTTCACTATCTTCTTCAGTATTAATCCAAGTATTAGCATCTGCATAATCTAAACTCCCCATTATAGGTACAATAAATTCAGGAGAAGTTATGCTACTTTCGCTTATAGTAGTACTTACCAAAGCAGGTGAAACAGGCGCTGTAGGCAATGTAAATGAAGGTAAAGTCTTTGCTGAAAGAGCATTTTGTAATGATTTTATAGCTGCATATGTTGCAACTAAGTATTCATAATCATCAGGGAAATAATCTATCGCACCTACATTATATTCATCTGAATTTATTAACCCTGTATCATAATAAACTTGAGTAACTACTATGTCATTATCCCCAGACCCAGCAGCTTCTGGTACACAAATTAAAAGTCCATTCAACTCATAAAATCCAGGATTATATTTTGAACGATAGTGTAAACTATCTGAATCAGTAGCGTTATATCTATCATTAGAATCAATCTGAGTACACTTTCTTAGAATAGACGTACTGTCATGCTCTCTCATAACAGTAAGTACTTGACCTGTTTTCACAACTGAATCAACAGCATTTGTTGTTTTAGTAAACTTAGGTATCTCACGAGGATTTAAAAATATAATTCTATTTACAACTTCTCTTAATCCATCTACTAAAAAACCACTTAATTCAGTAGTGGTTGGAGAAGTCCCTATACTTAAACCTGTTAAACCTTCTATGTGTTCTTGAAATGTTGCCATTTTTTCCTTTTAATTTTGGGTAACCCCCTTTGGGAGGGGAAGCTCACCAGAGGGGGCACCCAAACTATTTATTTACTAGGCCTCAGCAGCCCATATTCCTGTTGAAGAAGTAACATACCAATCAGTGCCATCAGAAACTAAAGTGACAGCGTCACCTTTAATTGCAGTTCCTTTTGTGTTGATTAAGTCTTTATTAGCAACTCCACCTAAGTCAACAACAGAACCAGCTAGAGTAATAGTACCCCAGATTCCATCTGTTGATTGAGGTGAAAGTGTAATAATGTTGTTACCGTCAGTCCCTGTGTTTACAAAAGTAAACTTAAGACCAGCTTCACAAGCAGGTAATGTGATCACTAAAGCATCAGTAGCTACAGTAAAAACTTTACCGCTATCGCTAGCTGATAAGGTACTAGTTGCTGTAATAGACTGGACATAATTTTCATTCCACCCAGCCTTTGCGCCTAATTTAGCCATTATCTACCTCCTAAGCTAGTCTAATTAATGAGACAGCTTCAGAGCCTGAAGCGGCATTAGTAACATGTACTGCAAATAACCCTGAACCAGAACTAAATGCATCGTGTGTAGCAGCATAATTTTCAATAACCACACCACCTACAAGAGTTACTCCTGTGCCCGCAACCATAGTACATGATTCATCTTCACCAGCTGTACCAGCATTAACAAAGCACCACTGAAAAGTATCACCAGTAACGCATTTGCTATCACTAGCTTTCACTTTCATTGCAGCAACTATTAAAGCAGCTGTAGGTGTAGTAATGTTTCTAGCAGCGGCTGGATCACAAGAATGAACCATTGAGTTCACCATATCATGAGCAGTAAGTGTTAAATTGCCTGCTAAGGTTCCATGAGCCTTAACGCTAGTATTATTTAACCAACCAATACTACCATCAGCTTTATTTTGTCCATATAACGGATTTGCCATAATTTAACTCCTTACGTCCATATAGCATGCGATTCGGGCATTTCCCATTGCATACCTGCTTCAGTTAGTATCATATCTACTCTACGGTCGACTCCTGAGTTCTCTAATGTCTGAACTCCTACGTATACTGAAGTATCTCTGTTTAATCCATTTCCAACAAGTGGTCGATAAGCACAATGCTTCATGTTAACACCAAGCATTTTAATTTGTGTACTATCTAAGTGGATGTTTCTAGCCACATTCATATCACCATAAGGTGTTGAGAATGTAGTAATGTCTACACCAAACACTTTTTTCTTGCCAGTCATAGCGAAATCTGCTCTAAAGTTAGAAGAAATTTCTGTATTATTTTTAAAGTATCCACCTAATTTGTGCATCCAGTTATAAACACCAGTCGAAACAAAGAAAACCGTTGCTTGACTATTGTTATATCTAGGATCTACATAATTAGATAAGTCATCTAGGAAATCATCAGCTGTTTTAGAATTAATATCTAAACTAAAAGCATTACCATACTGAGTAACAAAATCAACTGCACCTTGAGTATAATTAACTCCATCAGTATCAGTATATTGAGAACCAAATAATAATGATTGTTCAATATCGTATTTATGCTCAACTAATTTCTCTTTCCAAACTCTAGCCCACTCATTTGGTTCATACTTCAATATAGTAGCTCTAGACGTATTTGTCATTGCCATTGAAGTTTTCCAAATTTGAGTTAGACCATAGCCTGTTGAGTATGGCTGATCTTTCCATGTTTCTGGGTAACCAGTACCTTCACCAAATGCAGTACCAACTACATAGCATCTTTTTCTTTCAAGATAATCTGAAATAGAAAAGCTTGAAATATCAACTCCATCTATAGCGTTATCATGATCTATGTAAGATAGTAGCTCTGTTGCTACACCAGCAGCTAAACCTTTTATAATAGTGCATTTTAAGTTTGTAGCTTCACTCACTGAAGTGTTATCTACTGAAACTACTTTTGCAATAATATAATCTGTAGGTGCTGTTGCTGTGGACGCGCTTGCGTCTGCCCAAGATGTACTATCCGCACTTGTTGAGTGAGGTATTTTAACTATTTGACCTGGTATAAAAAACTGTGGTTGTGTACCACTTGCACCAGGTAAAATATCATTGTTAGTATTACCGTATACATTCTGCAAATTACCTGCAGAAGCATAATCGGTAATCATTGTGAAATAATAGGTATCACCAGCATTTGCCTCGTCAGCAGTAATTAAAGCAGTTTTAGTACTGCCATCTTGTGCTGAAGGTGCTGATGAACCGTGATTTGAAACATATGCATAACGCTTATGCCACGAAGGTCTTTTCTCTGTGAACTTAAAAGAAGGATCATCAGTGGATTTTTTAGATGCTTTTGCAAGGAATCTAAAAAAAGGATCTTGAGCTATTGCTAACTCAGAAACCCTGTCGCCAAAGTTAAACTTTCTTCGAAGATCGCCAGTGTCGAGTCCCGTACCAAAACGAGGGCCAGATGTTGCACCACTCGAGGATACCGTATCGCTATATGTCTCTAGACTAAATAAGTCTGCCATTGGACCATCTCCTTATTGTCATCCCCTCAACTGCATATAAATATGCCTTCGGTTCAGACTAAAGTGAAGTTCGGTAGATGGTCTAAACCACTCTAACCGAACAAATTATCTACACTACCATCAAGGCCTAATATACCATCGAAGAGTTGATCTTCTTTTGATTTATCAGCACTACCTTGATTGTTCGAATCGCTAGCGGTCGAAGGTATGTTTCTCACATTTTTCATTTGAGTTAACATATCTTGTTTAGTAGAATTGGCCACATTTTTGTTTGCTTTATCTTTGTTTAAAAGATAATAAACATCATCAATGGAAAGTTTTCTAGATTTCGCTTGCTCTTTAAAAGAGATAAACTCATCTTCAGTCATTCCATGCTTTTTAACAAACTCTTTTTCCATACGAGTTTGAGCTATCTTAGCTTGAACTTTCTGAGCATTTTGTTTTTCGCGATTAAGGACTGTTCCAACTCTTTGTTGAACTATTCCATCTATATGTGCATTCATTACTTTAGCAGAATCTGAATCTGGATTCTCAACTGCTTCAGTTGCATCATAAATAAAATCTTCATCAAGTTGTAACTGGTCTTTAATATTCTTACTAGGGCTACCACCATTTTTAAAGTATGATTTAACATGGTCTACTAAACCGCTGTCACGTTTCATTGCATCAAGAACAGGTACAAATGGTTTCAAATCTCTAAGCTGTTCATTCATTTTAACAGCCTCTCTACTTGAATCCGTATACCTTTTTTTATATGGGTTGTTCTCATCGTCCCAGTTCACATTAGAGCCTTGCGATCGTTCGTGGGTTACCCTTTCGGAACCACTGTCACTTTGGGTTACTTCTGCGTTATCAACTTCCCCTTCTGCCACAATTCCATTTACGGAATCTTCTAATTGGCCAAAGAAATCGTTGGAGTCATTCATAGTATTATCTACCACTTTTGAGTTACCTTCTGTTTCGTTTGACATATTTTCTCCTTTTCATCAAAAAAAATTAAAGTAATTTAATCACTTTTGTTATTAGTTTCCAAATCATTTGTTAAATTATTTAAAGCCATCTGTGCCTGAGCATCAGTTTCAGTAATAATTTTCTGTGAATCTGTTTCTAATTTCATCTGATTTTTCTGTAATTGATTTTTCATTTCAGCCTGAAGAACCTTTTGTTCTCCTTCTGTTTGAACTAATTCTTTTTCAATTTCAGATTTAACTTCTTCTTTCTTTTTATTAATTTCAACTGAAGCTTGCATAACTTTATCTTTAATTCCAGCTTGAACTAATTGTCTTTCTAAAGTTTCAATAGTTCCACCTAAATCTTTTATTTGTTCTTCTTGAGAACCTAATTGACTTTGCATTTGAGCATACATTGATTTTCTTTTAGCTATTTGCTCTTTGTTTTTAATATCAGTTTCTGCAAGTAAAGCTATATCATCAATAATACCTAACTGCATTAATTCTTTTAATTCAGCAACATAAGCCCATCTATTAACAGGTAATGTTGATCCTGCTACAATACGAACATCAAATTTAGCTGCTGAATAATCCATAATTTTTCCTACAGCTTCCCCAAAATCATTATAAATAGGAATGTTAATTTCCACTCTTCTTTGTTCTTGTAAAGCATTTGGTTGAACAATTCTAAAAACTTTTTGTGCTGTATAAACAGATTGTGTAAATTGTTTGACTAAAATTCCTAATTGCTTTAATGCTGGTTCTAATGAATTTTGCATCCATTGTTTTATTCTCCTTGTTCCATATTCATCTAAAGCTAACATACCTCTATAAGTTTCATTCGCTGCTCCTGAATCTCCCATCATTGAACTATATATTCCTGCTAAATATTCCATATCTCCTTTTGCTGATTGAACTATTTGAAAAAACGCACTATTCAATGGAGCTGGTTGAACAGGTGTTGGAGGAGCTGCGCCAGGTCTTATAGGTAACAATGCTCCTGGAGAGCTCGAATATTTTTCCCAATAATCTGTATCAATACTTCCTTCTTCATGCATCCACCTTAAACTACTACCAAGAGACGCATTATGAACAAGTATCTGATGAGATTTATTTATTTCTCTTTGTTTACCCACTAAAGGAGATACTGCTGATATTGGAAATGGTGTACCTGTCCATTTAAAATGAAAAGGAACAATGGGATATTCTGTTATATGTTCAGGAAGAACTTTAGAATAAAGCGATTTATCCCCTACAGTACAATTTAACTTTATTCTTGTTCCATAAAATTGAACAAAATCAACTAAAGTATCTGTAAAATTAGGGTCCTTTTTAACTAAATTAAACTCTTTTTCAGTTATAATAGTATTACTAACAACACTTGCTTTTTCTTGTAATTCTGCCATCATAGATTGCGACGCTTGTTCAATTTCTTGTTGTATACTTTTTTGCATATTAGCTATTTCAAGTTCATATCTCTCAGGTATCATCTTACCTTCTTGAACTGCTTGTTGCATAGCTTTTTGTTGTTCTAAAAACTGAACTTGTTTTTCAGCTTGTAATTGTTGCATCGCTTCATCAACTTGAACTTTTAATTGAGCTAAAACTTTAGCCTCTAATTTTTGTCTATAAAAAACATTAACATATGAAATTTTAACCTTTTCATACTCTTCGTATAATTCAATCAAATCATCATGTTCACCCTCTAGCGTTACAGATTCATTAGAGTCAACATCTTTATAAGCGAAATCTTTTCTATCTGACCCAGTTGCTTTTTCACTATAATTGTACTCAGTATCTTCTATAGCAGAAGCTTTTTTAATTTTAGACCTAAATTCAGGAAATAAAGTATACAAATGTTCTTTAGGAAGTATTTTCCTAATAATTATATAATTAGCGTCTCTAAATAACATATCTCTAGATTTAGGGTCTACAAAAACATCAAAGGGCTCAGGATTTTTAATAACTACTTCACCCATACCTTGGTCAGCATCTTTATCGACATTTACAAGTAAATACCCTATAGATTTAGTAACAGCATCATTAATAGCATTAGCATATAATGTAGAACCATCACTATTGTCCCATATATAGTCTGCCATATCAGAAAAAACAGAAGCAACATCAACATCAGAACCTTCTGCACCAACAGCTTGCCATCTAGGTTTATTAGAAGTAGCATAAAAATTTAACATTTCTACAACAGGCATAATCCTGTTAATAGTAAAAGTAGGCATTCCTTGATCTTCTAAAGACTGTCTTTCTTCTTCAGTTAATTGATTGTCATGAGCAAAATCATAACCTTTTTGATTTACATATTCCCAATGAGTTCTTGATGAACTGTTTGCTAAGTCAAAGATATTCTTTATTCTTTGTGCTGTTTTGTCTACTTTCTTCGCCATTATTTGCCTTCTTTTAGTTTTTCATTAACTATAACAAAATTAGAATTGTGCCAATGAGTGGAACCTTTAGGTGCCTTTTTATGCCTTTTCCCAACTGGATGAGGCGTCACTTCATATGGTCATGTATGCACCTTAGATCTTTTCATTTTTAATATCCCATTTTTTTAGAATTTGAATTTCCAGCAGGAAATCTACC